CTATTCCAAAATGTTTTCTAAATATGCGTACTCGGTCAGCAACCATCGTATATTTTTTTCCGCCTTTTGTTGGAGCTTTTAATTTAACATCCAACTCTGCTAACTCTTTTGTTGCGTCTGCCAAGATACTATTAAAATTTTTAGTCATTTTGTAAAACAATCTCCCTATATATTCTTCGAGTTAATTTTGAAATTTTAGGTCTTTCTTTTTTTGGTCGAGGCTTAATCATACCTCTCACTCGTATAAAAAAATTATTAAAACTTTTTTGACATTGTTCTTTTAAAATTTCTTCTCTGTCCATGCGTTTCCAATCTTCTGCACTACAAATTATTTTTTCTTTCAATAAAGGTATTATCTTTCCCATAGAGCTTTAGCCTCCTTCATCTGTTTTTCATTCAAATCCCGCCACATAAAATGGTCAAAATCGGGTTGAATATATTTTGCTATTTCCTTTGGATCTGATGATAATTGAAGAAGTTTTTGTCTTGCCATTAAAGTTCTACGACAATCTTCTAAATAATCATCGAATGCCTCTGGTGTCATCAGCTCGCAATTATCTTTTGAAAAAATTTTAAATTCGTTTTTAATTTCTTTTGTGGACCTATCTTTAGCTGGCATGCCTGTGTGATAAATAAGAATAGGCTCTAATCCTGTTGCTTTCCAATAAAAGGCAACTTGGCATAAATATCTATAATCTGGTTGTGAAGGAATATAACTTTTGTTTAATGTTTTTGTGTGCCATTTTGTTTTAAGTTCTATAAGATACTTTGATGTTGCCATTAAATCGGTTCTACCTATTGTAGGGATCTCTATTCCAGGAAAAATATATTCGCAGTATAATTCGGCTGTTACTTTCTTTTCTTTTTTTATACCAACTTCATCTAAAGCTCTGATGCCATTATTAATACAAGCACCCATTACTTCTAAATTTTTTTTATAATTTCCTAAAACATCATATTTATTTCTACCTATTCCATCACAATTATAAAAAATTTTATTTTTTTTGTATTGTCTAATTCCAAATGCTTGTGCTTCACGACTATTTTTATTTTCAAAAACATATTCATTAACACCGTCTTGCGCAGCATTCCCAGCCGTCATACTTGGATTAGGTATCTTTGCTGTTCTTCTCCATTCTTGATCTCTAAAAATATAATCATGAAACCAAACATCATTCGGTTTATTAATTTGTGTTGGAGAAAAGTGATTAAGATTTACTGCTAGGTAATAATCAGGAATATATTGAATATCCTCTGTCATGAACAATTCCTAAACATATTAGGAACGCAATTAGCATTTTGTGCAAAGTGTCGTCAATAATGAATTTGCAATAATTGCTAATTTATATTTTTTCTTGGAATTTCAAGGAAATTTAAAAATTGTTGTTCGAATGTTATTAATTCTTTATGTTTACAATCTGGATATAATAAATCGTGTTCGTTTATATGTAATATCTTAACATTTGCTAATTTTTTTACTATATTTGACGTTAAACCAGCTTTTCCGTTCAATACTTTGTTAAGGTGGATAACATTTACACCAATAATCTTGGCTATTTCGATCTGCTGCAAGCCACTATTTTTAATGGATTTCCTTAATTTTAACAACATTGTATTCATAGCCATTTGTGGACTATATACTTATTAGCATTAAATGCTATTGATATTTTTTTTATTTTTAGACTTTGCAACTAATGCTAATTCGTGTAGAGAAAAAAGCTAATATGACTCTTCAGGAATGGCAAATAGTTCAAAATATAAAAACTCTTGGAGAGTTGGCGAAAAGACTTCAGGTTGCAGATAGCACAAACCCCTCTAGGTTGGTCCATCGGTGGATTAAAGGATCGGCATTTCCGAGCCAAAAAAACCTAGCTCTTATCTATAAGGCAACCAATGGCAAAGTCACTCCAAACGATTTCCTTACCCAGTAAGATCAAAATCGGATCATTTGATGTTCATCTATCCTCCAAAGAAGGCTTATCCGATATTGCTGGGGATGAAGGATCATATCATGCTAGCAAGCAGCTTATCGTATTAGACGAAAACATTGTTCATCAAAATAATGCGTATAGTTGTTTGTTAGTATGGCATGAAATTTTACATGTCGTATTTGACCAATATGCGTTGAAGGGATTAGATGAAGAAAACATCGTTAATGGCTTTAGTCAGGGAATTGTCCAGGTTTTAAGGGATAATCCACAATTTAAGAAATGGCAGGAATTATGCCTGAAAAATTAACACCTGAAGAAATTAGGACATTAAAGCATATGGCTAAACATTACAGAGTAGCCACATCAAGATTTTTTATTAAAGGCGGTATGAAAGATATTGCTTATCAAGTGTGTGAAAAATATGAACTTACCCTTGAAAATCTTAAATCAAAAGAGAGAACTAGAGATCATGTTATTGCAAGAATTGAATTTACTAAAAGATGTATGAAAGAATTAAATAAATCCTTTAGTGCTATTGGTAGATTTCTCAATAAAGATCATGCAACGGTTCTTTATTATAAAAATAAAAAATATGGCGAGTAAATGGCATTCCTTGATAAATGGAACTTATTAAAGGAAGTTTGTGCTGATCCGCATGTTAATGCGTCTGGTAGGAGAATTATGGTCTTTTTATTGGACCGAGAGAACTCCAGGACTAAAGCTTTATTTCCTAGCCATAGTCGTATTGCTACTGACTCTAATTTACATGAACGATCAGTCATTCGTGGATTAAACAGTTTAATTGCCTGTGGTTATTTGCGCATATTGGAAAAAGGAAAACCTGGTCGTTCTACACGGTATGAAATTGTTATGACAAAGTTGTCTAAAGATAAAAAGAATGTCATGACAGAATTGTCCAAAACATCCCCACAACATTGTCACACTAATCCAGTAATTAATCCATTAATAAAGAAAAGTATAAATAATATCGTAAAGAACTCACATGCTGGGTATAAAAAAGTAAAAGAGGGGAAACAGTTAAAATACAATGACCCTAAAATGATTGCACAAAGAATATTACAAAAGACCGATGATCCCTCCAAAGCAGAGGCATTTTTAAAGTTATATAATAGTTTTGACGAAGAACAAAAAAAGCGAGCTGAACATTACGCAAGATCGCTTGGATGTCTGACATAACAACAAAAGATATAATTTTATTATTTGAAGAAGCAGCAAGGACCGATAGACGGCTTCCACCAGCCTTTAAAAAAGCAAAAACTACTCATTGGATGGATTATCGGCAAGAAAAAATGTACCAACATTCCTGGCATAAAGCAGAATACACCGTTAAACCCACATCAAAACAAATTAGTCGGTGGTGGATTGCTAGCGAAATTCTTCGGTCGGTCGTTGAGGATATAGATACAAAAAAAATTATTTGGATAAGAGCTAGGCGGTTTCCTTGGTCGAACATCGGTCGTATGTTCGGATATAGTCGGCATAAAGTTAAAAAGATTTGGGAAGAAGAAATAATATATATTCGGTTATGGTTACAGCTTCATTCCAATAATAAAAAAATTAGTGACATGATTGACAAAATAATGCTAAAAA